TAGTCTTACTTGCATCATGCCTTTGGCATCTGGAGTAAAGGACGAAAATACGGCTGCATAAGTAGTCTCCCCAGATAAAGTTATAGTGCCATTAAAAGGTTCTTCATATTGTTGGAAGCCAGTAAAGGTATCTGGCTGCCCCCCTCCAAAACCAATAGTAGGGCTATCGTTAAAGATAAATGGGCGATCTATTATAAAGTTTGCCTCTACATTATCATATATCAAAAGAGCAGTATCCTGCGTCCCACCTGTTAAATCGTTAGAATAATTATCAAATGTAAACTGTCCTCCTACCGATGTAGTAAAGATCATTGGATTATAGTAAGTAGCTCCACCCTCTGGGTTAAAATCAGATACACTATACGTTTCGTCTATACCTACTTGTAGGTCATAGATAACACTATTGAGTTGGACTGCTCCCCAAGCTATTGAGGCCACAAGTAGTGGGGCTAGTAAGAACTTTATTTTTTGAATATAGATGTACATATTGATGCGAACTCCTTGAACGCTTTAGAGATTATATTATTTTTAGGTAAGAACATAACTATGATAGACACTATTCCTATGTATGCGAAAAGCATCCCCACAAGATTGTCCTTATAGTTAAATAAAATATACTCGATCATATCGGCTTTGCTACACTTGGAGATACTACCAGTCCGTCATCTGGTGTTATTACTGGATCTTTCATGTCTATGATTTTACCAGATTCATCTGACTCAATGTCTGAGTGTGGTTTTACTTCGTCTATTTCCTCAACACTCTCGGTGTTATTTTCTTCTGGCACAGGTTCTGCTGATGATGACTCTTCTGAGTTTTCTACTTCTTCACTTTCAACCGCACTTGTAACTTGTTCGCTTCCCTTTGCACTCTCTTGGTTTTCATCGCTGCCACTAGCACTTTCTTCTTGGGCTTGTGGTTCTTGGCTCTCGGATTCTTGGGCGGTCTGTGACTCGATGGTGGCTACCTTGGCTTCTACCTTGGCTGCCTCGGCTTTTACTTTTTCTACCTTGGCTTTCATTACCTTTTGACCCCAAGAGTCTAGAGAAGAGAAGTCTACTATTCTATCTAAGAATGGTGGCACGTAGAACCTTTGTTCTACTACGTCATTTGCTACGCTCGCTACAAATAACTCTGTTTCATCTACCGCTATATTTGTTTGAGTAACGGCTGCAGTTCCTACTGCTACTGTTCCGGCTGCCCCTAACTGTGTGATCTTATCCACTACCGGAAAGTCTTTAACTCTGTTTAGAAGAGTTTTCTTAGCTTGTTTAGCACCAGATCGAGCATTTTTAAGAGCTTGTTCAGCATCCTTAGTAGTAAGCTCTGGACTGCTGTTGCCCAAGACTTCATTAAGGCTGTCGCGTAGTTCTGAAAGTTTTTCTTTTGCATCCCTATACTTCATTATTTGACCGATGAAGAGCCAAAGTAAAATCCTACGATAGCCAAAACAGTTTGTCTGACTTCTGGTAATATGACGTAGCCATGTAGCGTCTGATAGGTTGTGCCTTTTACAAAGCCAAAGAACTTACTGTATTCATTAGCTACTGTTACACCTTCATTACTATGGGCTAAGATAAATGGAGCTATAATTACTCCAAAGAGAACTGTAACTACAATTACTCTTCGCACCCAAGCACCACCATCCCCGGTGCGTTTGGCTGCAGCATCCGCACTTTCGTCCGAAGCCTTTTGTTTTTTTAGCAAACTAGAAACATTGTTCTGTTGGGCAGTTACCATCGTGCCGATCAGCTTAAATAGAAACCCAGATGCACCGCCACCTAGCATAGCTATGAGTTCAGTAGTCATCTTAGTTCCTTGATTAGTTTGCAGATAGATAGTCCTAAAAATACTAGAGTAGCTACACCAACGATTAGGCTCACTATGCTATTGACGCTTTGTAATTCCATACAGGCAAAGAACCCGGTAGACCCTACTGCTCCTCTAATTATAGTTTCCATTATGATGAAGGTGCTATTATATATTCAAATTGTATCCATTGACCTGCTGAAAGTGCGGTGGGTCTGCCACCTATAAAATCGCTAAATGTTGGAGTGCCAGTCATACTACCATCTTCGCTCCAACTGGTAACGTCCCAAGGATCTAATGTATCCTCTGTTGAACTAAAGTAAGAAGTTCCGTCTAATCGTATTTCCCATTTAGTCCCACTCCAGGCTACATCTATAGTTCCGAAAACGTCCCCATCGAGTTGCCATCTCCTCTTTCCTTTAGTGGTAGGACTGTGATTAGTTTCTCCGTTCCGAGTGTAAACTCCACTAAGGCCATTGGGGAGTCCACTTATGCTAAAGCTAGTGATGTATTGAGGTGTAGCAGGGAAACTGCCATTACTCCATGCTTGGTATTTATGGGTATCTAGATTGTAGATGACTAATCCACTTATCTTAGGAGAGATCTGATCTCTAGTAGTATTGGTATAAGTTCCAACTCTAATATACTCGTTGAAATAAGCTCCTCCTATAACTTTTAGTCCAAGATCTTTATCGCCACTTGAATCCTCTCCTGCTACAATATGTAGGGCGGCATCCGCAGTATCTTTGTTAATTCCAACTCTAGCCCCAGTCGATGTTCCGTCAATTTTCTTAATAACCATTAAGTTAGTCGGATCGGCATCAAAGTCTCTGAAGCGATGCTCTTTGGCATCATAGTTTATAGGTTGTGCGTCAGATCCTCCCGGTGTTGTGCCTTTGCATTGTATTTCGCCTGTAACTAACTTGCCTGAAAAGTTTCCATTCTCAGTAGATATGTCTCCATTAGTAGTGCTTAAATCCCCAGTCACGCCCACATTACCTGCAAAACTTGGATTAGGGAATGACTGTAAAAATGCACTAGCTTCAGCAGGGAGACCAGTAGGCTGCGGAACTGTCCCGTTGAAACTTTGCCCTATGACTTCTCCCAAAATAGTAATAGGAGCTTGTAAGATAGTCGTGATGTTGCCGCTACTGCTCGTAGCCTCAACTTCAAAGAAAGTAGTCTCAGCCTCCGCTTGTGCTAGCAAATCATATATTCCAGATGTATTAAGGTCTAGAGTCCCATTTATACCATTATCGGCTATATTAGTAAATGTGCTAGTAAAAGCTAATGGATTTCTGTAAAGCCTCCATAGCCAAGTTTCTGGAGTGCTTGAATCTCCAGTAATCATCCGGGCTACATCTACTGTGCTGCGAGGGTTGAGAAGCCTGCTATCTACATCTGGTATTGATTGAGTGCCATTGGCAGTAAATTGTATCTTAAAAACAAATGGTGCTAACTCTGTAACTTCTGCATCTGCTACTGCAGAGTCTATTACTGATTCTAACTCTGCAGCCGAATGATTATAGTTAAGAGTGTTGGTAGATGCTATTGTATAAGTCCCTGCATTGGGGCGAGAATCTGATCCACCAATACCTACTCTTACAGAAGCATAATCTTGTATATTCTGTAAGCCACTACTGTTTACTACATAAAGATTTAGATCAACAACGTCACCTGCTACAAACTGAGAAAACCGGGATACTCTACGATCTGTAGGACTTACAACGCTTGCCGACCGCAAGTTTTGAGCATCTAAATTGATATATATAGATCTAGCCATATATAACTATTATTATGTCAATTATTCCTGCCACTCTTCGTGGTTTCTGACATGTTCAATTACTTCATCAAAAGTCTGATCTAAAGGTATTGGTGGTCTCCATCCTGCCTTATATATTTCGCTACTATCTAAGGCATAACGCAGATCATGTCCGGCTCTTGTCTTGTGGAAGTCTACAAACTCATATTTTAATTCTTTGCCCATTCTGTCGGCAATCTTTTGAGCCAAATCCAGATTGGTTATCTCCTCAAGACCTGCTATATTGAATTTGGTCATTCTTTTGCTTGGGCCATAAACGGCAAACTCTACTTCGTTTAGCATAAATAGCCAAGCATCCGCCAAGTTCCTGCAGTCGATATACATTCTAGAGCCGACCTTTCCCGGTTGCCCATGAACTGTTACAGTCTCTCCTTTATGGACTCTGGATACTATCTTGGGCAAATACTTCTCTGGGTCTTGCTTAGTCCCTATCATATTCATGCAATGCGTGACCGCTATAGGCACTTTGTATGTTCTCCAATAGGAAAAGGCTAGAGCGTCTTGGGCAGCCTTAGAAGCGGCATATGGATTAGATGGAGCTATAACATCCCATTCGTGATGACGATGCTCTCCATAAGCCGATCCAAACACTTCATCTGTAGAGCAATGAATAAACTTTTTTAGCCTAGAGGCAGTCCGGGCGAACTCTAATACGTTGCCCATCAGTCTGGTGTTAGACTCCCAAACATAGATAGGATCTTCAATCGAAGTATCTACATGCGAGATCGAGGCACAGTTAATAATATAATCTACTGCACCTATTCTAGCCTTAGTCCTATCAGATATGGGAGCATTAAGATCATGGCAGATCATAGAATATCTGGGGTCTGCTGATACCCTCTCTGCGTCTCCCATATGCCGGAAAGAATCTAAGCCGACTACACGCCAATCAGTATTCTGGATCGCCCATTCTACTGTGTGAGATCCTACGAAACCTGCACTTCCTGTAACCAATAATGTCTTCATATAAATTTATGAAAAGGAGTCCTATTATATCTTAGATGCCCCTTACATTCTCCTTCTGTTTCATGGTAACTCTTGAACACTACTAATCCCTTTTTGTCATCTCTAACTACATGGTCACATACAGTATGAGTGATACAACAAAAACGCAGTCCCTCTGGATGCCACTTACGCCAGTTAAGGTATAAATCTTGAGTCCCACCACCATCATAGCCGTCAAAGTGTGCTAATGCAGCCGCCCTCTTGCTCATTAGGGTGCATCCAAGACCAGTCCAATCTGTTTCAATTACAGCCCCTCTGCCTACACCAATATGGCTATTATCTAGCCATCCTCTTCGTCTCCATCCTTTAGCATTAAGCTCAAATACATTACCCTTGGGAGGACATCGCCTTACTTTATGTTGCAGACGAGACATTCTATCTCGCTCTTTTTTTCTTACAGAATTAGCTAGATCTTTATCCTCTATCTTAGCTTGGCAGGCATCTAATAAATTTTGTAAGCGATCTGGGATAATTCTTTCTTCCGGCAGAAAATCTTCCGCAATTGGATGTCTATAACTACCATATCCTCCCAAGAAGCTACCACCCCCCTGCGATGGATATGTAACGAATGAGACATCATAGTAACCATCATCAAACTCTAGCATTTGCAAAGATACAGATAACGCATTGTGTGGAACTAGAACGTCAGCCTCTACACTCCAAAGATAATCACATCCCCAGTTTCGTGCTGCATCAAAGCCTACGGACTGAAGAGTAGCTATTAGAATTTGCCTTTCTTTTTTATAATGTTCTCCACCTTCTTCTAAATTGATAGCTAATATGTCACTATCCAATCCAGAAGTTATTTGAGAAATCTGATTTTTACTCTGCTGATCTGTAACTATTATCAGTTTATGATCGAAGTCATAAGACACATAATCTATAGCAGTTTTTACTCGACGTATGCAGACTTCTAATGGGTCAATATAGGACTTGGTAGCTACTATAACTGTCGCTATTTTCTTTAGAGGCATAGTATTTTTAATAATCCTTATATCTTTCGTAAGTTAAAAAGGGCGGTTTTTTCTCAGTATCGTTGGTGCTAATTGTTGGCACTAAGAAAAACTCCGCTTTAGTAGATAAGAAAAATCTAGCTCCTACAAAATCTCCGTCAAGGACTGTAGAATGAGAATTTATATATCTATTTAGACCTCCATCTATTTCTGAAGTGGTTGAGCCACCTGCATTTGATATTACCAAAGTAAACTTATCATCTGACTCATATTGAATCACGCCTGGCTCTACATAGTCTTGCCGGCCCCCAAATATCAAAACATTATCATTATTGCTATGAGTGCCTAGAGATACAGTTTTGAACGCTTCGACTGGAGTAGCACCAAGTTTGTTTTCTACTATGCTACCAAATACAGAGTTCTTGCTATAAGATGATGTATGCTCTGTAGCATCAGAAAGACTGGTGGTAAATGTTCCAGTAAAGGTAGCCTCTCTACGCATTACATCATCTCCATCGCTAAGACTGATGCTATTGCGAATAGTGTCGTAGATTGTTAGAGTATCATCTCTAAATACATATGTAAACCCTTGCAACTTATATGTGGCTGCACGAGGCAAATGATAGCTCTCATTAGTTTTACTCGATGTGGTGTAGATAGTATCAGATAGAGTGCCTAAGTTTCTCACAGTATCAGTCCCAGTTCCGACGATGCTCTCTGATAAATACGATCTAGTAGTAGACGTAATAAAATCTTCTGTGTATCTTACTTTTGGAGGATTTAAGTTATCTCTCAAACTAATTTTGGATGTAGTATCAGATATATATCTTAGACCAAAGACGCTACTAAAGTAAGTTGCTATGGTAGGATCACAGAGCTTGAAAGTAAGTTTATGAGTTGTCTCATCTATATAAGTTGAAGTAATCGATACCGAGGCAGGATGCGATCCTATCCTCTTGTAGCTCTGCTTTGTAAAAGTAGCGCTTTTGGTATGAAGCGTTGTTAGGCTACTAATAGTAGACGCATCATAATCGAAGTAGGTGACGCTATTGGTTACTAGACTTGCACCAGTCTGAGTAGTCTCAAATTCAACGCATGACTCGTCTTTGACCCCATTATCTACTGTAGTTTCAGCAGTAGTATCTCCAGTTGTCTCAGTAGTGCTTTGGATTAGAAACTCTCTGTTACTCGTTATCGTGTCATAAGTTTCTCTAGTTAATTCTCTAAACCCATTTGATCTATAGTCTGATTCTGGATCATCAAAATCAATCGTAGTTAGCTCTTGATCAGTCACAGTATTAGTTAGCACTGTTTGCTCTTCTTCGGATGAACTTACTGTCTTTGTAAATTTAGTATCAGTCTCTTCTGGATCGGGACTATCAGTCAAAACTAGGTCAAAAGATCGAGTTTTTACTGGGCCGCTATTTTTTACATCAAATGCTAGCGTAGATTTTACATCAGTTAAATTGAAGCTAGTAAATGTTATGTCATCGGTAAACTCGCCTGTGGTAGTCAAAGAATAAGCACCTGCACCTCCCTCATAAGCTATAGTGCTTTGTGTAAACAGTATAATATTGCCACCTGCTTCCCTATTTTCAGCCGCAGATACAAAGGCATTAGTAGCATTTTCAGTTTCAGTCGTTACGATACCTATAGTCTGGCTTTTGAATCTATTATTAGTATCTCTAGAAGTAGTATAGGTTTTAATATTCCCATTAACACTATCTGAAGGTGCAAATCCATATACGTCTGATAGAGCCGTGCTTTTAGTCGTGGTAAATATGCTAGCAACTCTGGACTCTTCTGTGCTACTAACTGTGCTAAATCCAGATTTCAAAGTAAATTCTTCTACAGTTTTTCGTCCGTCAAATGAAGTGTCTGTTTCAACTGCCTCTGTAACGCTATCTTCATTAAGTTCTGTCACATTCCCATTAGTTGTTGGGTCATCTACTTGGTTACTTACAAACTCGCCATCCTCGTCATATATCGCTACAGTCCGACTTAGCCCAGAATTGCTTTTGCCATAAACGAGTCTGGTAACGCTTAAACCTCCAGAATCAAATTCACTTACTGTAGTATCTACAGTTCTGCTAGTTCCGTCATATGAGAAAGAGCTAGTAGTGCTAGACCCCACAACACGAGGCTCATAGCTAAAACTGTAACTTGTATAAGAGGAATGTGATGAGGAGAAGTCTATGGTTATAATTTGATCCTGCGTGCTACCGCTTTTTTTACTATAAGAAACTACCTCCGTCTGACTTCTAGCATGATTATTGTTGTTAGAATGTAGCTCTATGATGCTATGAGTAGAATCGTGGGTAGTTTTATTAGATGTAGATCCTGTGCCTTGGACTGGGCCTATAAAGCCTGTAGACCCAAAGGCTGTAAATGAGGAGCTACTGGAATTGTCTGGTGGCCCACCCTCATCCTCACCATCATCATTAAACACGTTGGGACTATCCCCAGAAGCCGCACTAGTGATTTGGAATGTAAACTCTTGCGCACCGGGATTGTTATCGCCACCTGCGTTGGTTAATAGCGTTTGTGCCGCTCCAGTCCCAGAATTTGATGACCCAACAAAACTATTGGTAGTGCTGCCTGCTGATGTAGATATACTTGTATGACAAGACTGCTGAAAGCCATCTACAGCAGTTGTCACATCATAAGTGGTGCGTTTGGTGTCTCCAGTCGCGGTAAAGAAAGATTCGTCTTCAGCGTTATTTTCTGTAAAGTGGTCGGACGAGCTTCGAGCCGACATACTAAACTTAGTCTGTGGCTTAGGTATTGCATCTGTGCTAGCAGTATAAGAATAAGTGTATCTGTTGCCCATCTCATTCTAAGTCAAAGTCCATCGATAGTAGCGGTCTGCATCGTATTCTCCTATATCTACAACATCTTTTGGAATTTCATAGGCTACAGAGGGCGTAGCGGTAATGTTGCCAGTATGGACTTGCATCACGAGGAGGTCTCTGATGATTGCTATCAGAACCTTAAAATTGCCTGGCGTTGCGTTTTCTTCAAAGTCAAAAGCGTCTGGAGGGCTTGATTCTACCTTCATTACCGCACTTGTTATGTTGGCATCATTATTGACTGTGACATCTATAACTAAGTATCGGTCATTGGTAGTTTGAGTATGGTCTACGCCACCTACTGGAGTGACTAGCTCGTTGTTTATAGTCCCCGGATTTACTGCTATAGCATCTTCAGAAACTTTGATTACTTCAAATGGCTCATACTTAATTAGTCCTGCACCTTCTGGTTGGAGAGATATTTGAAGCGCCCCATTCTGATCTGTGACAACCTCGATGCCATTAGCACCATTTGAAGATAGCAGACCATTGATGGCATCTATAACCTCATTAGCCTTTTCTGCGTCAATAAGTGATGGCGCTTCTCCCCTTGTAACCCTTGTAATCATACTTTAACATCACGGACTATTTCATGAGTATGCCTATAATATATATGACCTGCATATACTCCACTCTCTATTTTAATTTTAGGAGAAGGATTAGTATTGGTAAAAGTAAAAGTGCTTTCGGTATCTATACCAACATTCTCTTGAGGGTCTCCACTTCGTTGAATATATCCACAGTTTAGAGGCCCATCCCCAAAAGATGTAGCGCTACTGCTAACTGGGAAGTCTATAGTAGATATAGCTCCAGATGAAACTTCTGTGCTATCTATCTTTAAGTAGTCATGCTTAACCCTGCAAGCTACGTTAATAGTTCCAGTCTTTTCCTCTGAGTCCGTAAATCCATCCTCATCAAAGAATTTTACGTCTGAAATAGATTGAACATTTAGGTAGTTATATAAAAAAGCCGAATTGATAGTAATACCCCCGGCAGCTACAACGCTGACCCCTCTAAATTTAACGTATGGTATGTTTAATGTCTCAAAACTATACCAAGTAGAAGGCACTTTAGCGTATCTTGTAGTGACTCTAAATATGCCACCACCTATGTCATTTACTGATTCTTCGTAAGCATAGTATTCACTCCCCTCTGCTTGATGTGTAGAGCTTACA